CATGTGGGATCAGCAGCTCCGCCGCACCACGCAGGAAATCACCATTGAGGGACTGGCCACCATGATGGCCGCGACCGAAGACCCCAATCAACTGGCCGCAGTCAAACAGCAAGTGCTTGAGCAGGTCATGGATCCGCTGCGCGAAGAAGAAAATCTCCGTATCCTCACCGGGATGTCGCCAATCCTAAAGAAAGGTGCCGCCCGCGCTTGTCTCAAAGATCTGCGCGAGACCGGCCGTTGTGAAATTCCGGTTCCGGAAGTGTTTTCGGCCATGCCTCGATGGAGCGCCCTCCTTCCGATGGTCGATGTGTTTTTCCCATGCATCACCGATGACATCCAACGGGCTCCCTGGGTAGCCCACCGTGAGCGTCTTACCGAAAGCGAGCTGCGCGACCGGATTAATACTCATGGGTATGACGAGGATTGGGTGGAGCAAGCTGTGAAGCGCAAGGGCTATGTGGTCGACACCCTGACATCCAACCTTTTGCTTCTTTCCGAATCTCGCCGCAACTTTTGGGGCATTTTGGATTACGAACGCCGCGACTTAATTGAGATTTTCCATTTTCACCGTAAATCGGTCGATGACGACGGGATTCCCAATGTTTGGAATACCGTCCTCTGCCTTGGGGTCCGCGATTGCGTCGGCCTCGATGAGGCGCTGCCCTACGAGCATGGCCAGTACCCTTACGTCGTCCACCAACGCGAACAGATTTCCCGCACGATCCTCGAATCCCGTGGTATCCCGACCATTGCCGATACCTGGGAAAACGAAGTCAAAGCCCAACGTGATGCCCGGGTTGATCGCACGTCCATTTCCGTCCTCCCGCCTATTTTAGTCCCCGCGTCTCGTGGCGCAATGAACCTCTCATTCGGCCCCGGCACCAAGTGGCCATCCCGCCGAGGTGAAGAGATCTCCTGGATGTCAATACCGCCGGGGGACGGATCCTCCATCGAAGTCGAAAAAGCCGCACAAACATCGCTCGACCGCTACCTTGGTCGCATGACCGAGAATTGCCCGCCCCAGCTCGCGCAGCTCCACCAACAAGATCTGGTCGATGGGTGGCTCATCGAAATGCGTCAGGTCATCGGTCAGACCCTTCAGCTCTGCCAGCAATACATGGCGGAAGACCAAGTGGTGCGCATCGTTGGACCGCTTGGCCGTCCTTGGAATGCTGGTCGCAGTGAAGTGCAGGGAATGTTCGATGTTTCCCTAGAGTTCGACATTCGTGATCTCAATCACGAACTCCTCAAAGAAAAGTTTGGCCTGATCCAAGCGGTCCTTGCCAATGACCGATTCGGCCGCGTCGACTACAGCAAATTCACAGAACTCATGTTTCGCAGCATCGACCCCAACATGGCCGGTGCCGTCCTGCAGCCGATGGAACAGGCCACCCAAGCACAAGTGGCCGACGAGCAAAGCGCCCTCACGCAAATGGTGGCCGGAATCGAACCGCCAATGGATCCGCAGGGTGGCATGAACTACCAACTCAGACTTCAGACCTTGCAGCAATCCATCCAAATGAATCCCGAATTGCAACAGATGATTGCCGCTCGGCCGGTGCTGTCCAAAATGGTTGAGAACCGAATCAAGTTTTTGTCTTTCCAACTCCAGCAGCAGGGCAATGCACAGATCGGCCGTGTCGGAACGCAACCCGTCTTGCAAGCTGGACAAAGCGCTTCGCCACAACAGTAAATGATCAAGAGACTTGTGGCGCTCTTGAGCGCAAAGCCCTATGTCCTGCGCGCCGAGCGCATGGATGATGCGCAGCTCCTCGGGGCGCTGGCCGTTGATCCCGATCATCCTGTGCTCCAGGCGGTGCTTGAAGTCATTGATCGTGCCCGCACGGAAGCACGAAGCGAAGCTAAGGCAATCATCAAGAGCGACCGGGAAACCGTATTCGCCCTTGGTGGCGAGAACGGCCTCGACAAGTTGGAAGAGTATTTGCTCAACCTCCGCGCTGAGGCGATGAGGCAGCGATCCTAAGTAAAAACCCGCTTAAGGGTGCCGCAATCGGGCGGCAAAATTCGACGCATGAGACGTTCCTGCATTTCCGTCGTCCTGGCATTTGCCGGGAAAGATGAAGTGCTGATTCCGGCCTCTTGAGGGCCACAAAAAACTCATGAGCGAAAGCACCCAAGAAACAGCAGCACCCGCACCCGAAGCTGAGGAATCCTTCAGCGACATCCTAGAACATCTGCCTCCCGAGGTGGCTCAGGCGCTTGGAAAAACAAAATCCAAGACCGAATCTGAGCCCGATCCAACGGATGCACAAGAAGAGGAATCGGAAGCGGTGGAACCTGAAGAGTCCGAGGATGACAAGTCTGAAGACAAAAAGGATGACGAAGACGAGGAGGAAGCTCCTGAAGGAGAAGAGGACAAGTCTGTTAAGAAGCTTGAAAAACGGATCGACAAGCTGACCCGCCGTCGCAAAGAGGCCGAAACCGCAGCGGAATCCCTCCGCGCCGAAAACGAAAACCTCAAAGCCGAAGTGGAAAAGCGCAGTGCGATCAAATTGGAGCCGACTGCAGAAGACCCTTTTGCCGACATGGACAGCCCTGAAGATCTGGAAATCAAGGTATCAGCGGCCAAGAAAGTCCGCGCCTGGGCCTTGCAAAATCCCGACGGCGCCACGGTGACCAACCCGGACGGTACGGAGCGCTATGTGGATCGGGCCGAGATTGCCCGGTACGTCGCCCAGACTGATTCCCTCCTCACCGACCACGCCCCGGCTCGAAGGGAATACCTTCGCCAGCGTGAGGCCATCCTTCCGGAAGCCAAGTCAACCTACCCCGAACTCTTCAAAACAGGTTCCGCCGAGCACAAAGTGCTCGTTGACACCCTCAAGCAGGTTCCGGCGCTCAAGCGCTTGCCCGGCTACGAAATGGTGATCGGCGATGCCATGCTCGGAATGAGTGTCCGCCTAGAGCGGGCCAAGCTGGCTGAATCCAAAGGTTCCGACGCAAAGAAATCAGCACCTCCTGCAACCAGGAAAGTGATCGCACCCGCGATTCCCAAATCCTCGGCCAGCAGGCCACCAGCCGCCTCAACCAAAGGGAAATCCAACCGCTTTGACCGTGTGGTCACTGGCGGATCCGTGGATGACCTCGCGGCCTACTTTGGCGGTTAATCCAACTCAAACACTCAAAACACCAAAATTATGGCAGCTACAAGCTATCTCAATTCGATCGGTAAGAGGGAAGACCTCTCCGACATCATCGCCGTCGTCGACGCCAAGGAAACCGTCCTGACGTCCTCCATCAAGAAAGGATCCAAAAAGCCAACCAACGCCTACGTTGAGTGGCTCGTTGATTCCTATCCTTCCACCAGCACTTCCGGAACCGTTGACGGAACCGAAGTTGCTTACACGGATGCAGCCGACTTTGCGTCGACTCGCTACCGCATCGGCAACTACATCCAGCAGTTCCGTCGGGTCCCCGGCGTCAGCCGCCTGGAGGAAACCGTCGCCACCGTCGCCGGTATCAACAACCCTGATCCCCAGGGTGTGGCTGGAGCCACGGAATTCGCGAGGGCCAAAGCAAAAGCCGTCGTAATGGTCAAGAGAGACATCGAGGCTACCTGCCTCAGCGCCAACGGCGCGGTTGCAGGAACAGGATCGGTCGCTTACAAGACCCGTGGTCTTGGTCAGTGGCTCTCTGCTTCGGCTGATTCCGTTGCCCTTGGTCAGTCCAACGTGTTGCTCTCGAGCAGCCAGATCTACTCTGGCAACCTGAGTGCTTTCACCGAGGATTCCCTCCGTGGCGTGCTTCAGCAGCGCTGGAGCGTGACGGGCAAGGGTGGCGATCTTCTCGCCATTGTTGGTAGCGACATCAAGAATTCGGTTTCCGATTTCTCGCGCTACCTCCCCAGCAAGACCAGCAACACCCCTGTGCGTTTCTACAATCAGGACGTGAACAGCAAGATGGTCAGCTCCGTTGTGGACATCTACAGCGGCGACTACGGCAACCTGGAGCTTCACCTGAGCGCCTTCCTGCCAACCACCCGCACGGGATACATCATCGATCCCGAGTTTGCGGAACTCCGCACCCACACCGCCCCGTACTTTACCGAGCTCCCTGACCTCGGTGCCGGACGTCGCGGCATCGTGGAGGCCATCGTGGCATTGGTTCCGACCAACCCACAGGCCCACGCCAAGATCGACGCGGCCAACGCTTAATTCGATTCGTGGTACACAGCGTCCGGGGGTAACCCCGGGCGCTGCAATTACGATTCACTTTATGTCACTTGTAGCACCTATCGAAGCCAGCTCGGCCGTCCTTGATGAATTTCGCAAGGGATTCAAACACCACGCCGTATCAGCCGCGCTGCGCCAGGAAAAAGTAAATGCTTACTCGCGCCAATTGGAAAACTCCTCCCGGCTCATGGATGGGATCGGGCAGCTCAAATACCGGATCGATGCCGATCTCTACCACCACATGAAAGCCATTTTCGGGCCCGATTGCTGGAAAGATCCTGCTTTTACCGATGCCTTGGAGCGCGACGGGGTCATTCAACGGGTCAAAGGCATTTCCGACAAAATCATGTCGTTTGCACCGTCCGAAAAGGCTGAAGGCCAAAGGCTAGAAGCTAAAAAGGAAGATACAAAAACCATCATCGCAGAACACACGTTTTCAGAAACCGAACTGCCTGCGCCATCAACGGATGGAGTCATCGATGGCACTGAAATCTCACCCGCTCTCGACCCCATCCCCTCGCCACTTGACAGCTAATGCGTACCGTTACCTTCAAAAGTGTCATTGACGGGGCCTTGGCCCGCATGGGTCTGGATTCCACAATTTCGCCAGCCAGCAACACGTTGGCCGCTTTTACCGAGTATGCCAACTCGGCCCTTCGAGCAGCGCAGGAAATGTACCCGTGGCCTGATTTTGTGCGGTTTGAAAATCGTCAGTTTTATGCCAACTGGAGCGCTTCCGCTACCTATGCAATTAACGATGTCGTTTTGGGAAGCGATGGGAATTACTACTATGCCGTCGCCGCTGGCAGTGGCACCGATCCGACTACCGATTCCACGGATGTCCAATGGAAATTTGCCAGTGCCTACACGTCCACCACCGGCAGCGGGATCCTTTATGCCATTGGTCTTGATCAGGTACTTGGAAGCACCACGCAAACACCCATTGGCGAAGTGTTGGGTGTTTGGGAAAGCGACCCGCGCACGAACCGATACTCCACGCCGATTAACTGGTTCCTGACCAATGATGGGATTGTGGTCGGTCAAAATGGCCTATCGGTTACCTCCATTCCCGCAACGGTTTGGATTGAGTTTTCCGCACGGCCAACCGTGTATACGACCAGCAGTTACACCAATAACGACACGTTTCCCTATGTCCTAGCTGAAGCCGTGAAATATGCAATTTGTGCCGAGGCGCAGCGCGAAGATGGGCAATTTGACAAAGCCAGTGCTCATGATGCCAATGCCACCGCCGCGCTGAATACCGAATGGGACAAACTTGAAATGAAACAACAGCAGATGGGCCGATTCCGTGCCCTAGTGCGCTAACACCAACACAACCATGGCCGATGTCATTATAGGAAAGACCGATGCCGGAGCGAAGCTTCCGGTCAATGTCGATACCCGGGGCCGTTTGGTCATTTCTGGCACGGTTTCTTCCATTGGAAATGTCGAAACCATTCTCAATACCCAGACCGCGATTGAAACGGCTATGGCTGCCGATTTGGCGCTGACTAAGTCCAGTGCAGCTTCCATTGCCGGGATGGCCATCCCTGCCAATGATTACATGGCGCTCAATTATACGGGATCCAATCTGACCAGCATCGTCTACAAGTCGGGAGGGGCCAGTGGAACAACCGTTGCAACCCTGACGCTGGCCTATAGCGGAAGCAATCTCGTGAGCGTCACCAAATCGTAGGTCATGCCTTGGACGTTTAATCCATTTACCGGGAAACTCGATCAGACCGCCGCAAGCGGTGGTGGTGGAGGAAACCCTTTTGATCAATCGCTCAATACGACCGACAACCCAACATTTCCTGTTGTTAGTATTAATGATGGATCGGATGGAACCGGGTATATTTCACCTGCAGGAGTTTTTGGACAAACCGATAACGGCCATGCTAGTCACTGGTATTTAAGCAAAAATTCCGTTTCTTTTGATAATGGAGACGATTCGGGTCCAGCAACGTCCCTCGTCCACGGATCCATCAACTACACTCCAGACGTTTCTGTTTCGACAACTCCAATAGTTTTTACATTTCCATCTTCTACAGGAACCTTGGCACTTACAACAGATCTTCCGGATCAGTCGCTGAATATGGCTGATGGTCCATTATTTAATGCGCTAACTATTGATACATACATACAATACTCTCCAACAAACGGATCGGCTGTACCTGTAGCAAAGGGAATAACATATTTTGATACTGTTAATAACAGCTTCTACGGATACGTCACCGGGCTTTCTACGGGTTTGCGAAAGTTCACCATGGGGGATGCGAGTGATTTGACTAGCGGAACCCTAAATGCAGCACGACTTCCATCCACGGCGGTAACGACCACAGGAACACAAACCCTTACCAACAAAAGCATTTCTTCGGGTCAAATTACGGGTTTGGCTGCGGTAGCAACCAGCGCATCAGCAGCCGATCTCTCCACCGGCACGCTTCCCGATGCGAGGCTATCAAGCAACGTCTTGCTACTTACCGGGGCGCAAACAATTACCGGAACCAAGACCATTACTCCGGCCGCAGGATCTTCGGCGCTCATTGCATCCAATGTAACGCACACGACCTCGGCGCCAATCCTTGATCTCACTCAGACTTGGAATGCCTCAGCCGTAGCATTTTCGGCAATCAAACTTTCAGTCACCAATACCGCATCGGCTACGGCCTCAGCGCTGCTCGATCTTTCCGTTGGTGGTACAAGCCAATTTCATGTAACCCCTGCAAAACAAATCCGGCTTTTTAACAGCAGAACAGATGCATCCAACTATGAGTGCGGCGTCTTAGATTGGACGACCAATACCAATGCACTGACGATTGGAACGCAAAAGGCCGGAACGGGTACGGCTCGTCGTGTACGACTCAATTCGGCCGAAAACATCGATTACTACATTTCGGATTCCAGTCGTGTATTCCAAATGGCGTCAAACGGAAACACCAGTTTTTCCCCATTAACATGGCAGTATTACTCAGGCGCAGGGGATCCCACGACCAGCAACACGCCGTGGAACAACGGAGCAAGCTATTGTGCACTTTGGCGCAATACGACGACCGGCGTGGTCAAGCTCTGGGTCAACAATGCCGGAACCATGGTCTCCGTCGCCCTTTCATAATTTTATGACACCAGAACAAGCGCTCCAAGTCCTATCCGATGCCACCGATCCCGCCGCCGCATACGGAAAACTTTCCCGGTCGGGATTTGCCGCCGTAGAACAAGCACTCAAAGTGCTCGCACAACTCATCCCAACCCAAGACAAAAACCATGGATCTGACGCTGACCTTCACTCCTGAGCAATTCCGAGCCATTGGTGCCGCTCGGGCCGAGCACAATACTGCTGCGGAAATACCAATTTCCTCCGACCAGGAATATGTAACTTGGGTCATCCTAGCGGCGGCCGATTCTTGGGGGCAGCTTTATCCTGCATGATCCAAGATCTGCGGCTTTTTCTCAAAGCCTACCCGGTGGCCAAATCCCGGGTGTTGGCTGCGCATGACACGCACTACCCAGGGTGTGTGCGCACCCAGCTTGCTTACCACGAAACTCGCACGGAACTGACCCGTCGTGGACTTGCCGATAACGACATCACCGGAGCGGTCATCTATATTGCCGTTGGATTTGCCTACCTTTTGAATCGATGAAAGATACCCGGCCAATTTTGGATTTTTAGAATCTCGCTTAAGGGTGCCCCAATCGGGCCTTAAGATCGTCGCATGAATACCCATGCCACGTTCAAATCGAGCGGCATCTCTTCGGTCACGGCAAATGCTTCAATATCCACGCCGCTCAACTCGCAACTTGCCACACGCGTTATCATTAACAATACGGCCTCGGGATCCGTAGCCATCACGGTGTCTCAAGATGGGGGAAGTGATGTGATCACCATACCGGCGGCTGGAATGTTTCAATTCGACGGCTTGCGCAACGCGACGCAGCTTTCGGTCAAAGCGGCCTCCGGCTTTCCGACCGTATCTTACCGTTGGCTGCACTAATTGGGAAAGGCTGAAGGCCAAAGGCTAAAGGCTAAAACCCATGAGTGCTGATGAAGTAAGCGCGCTGCGGGAAGACATTGCCGAGCTGCGTGCAATCATCCAAGAACGTCAAGCCAACAGCTTGCGCAACGGAAAGTTCCTGCATGGCATCGCGGCCGCCGTCGCCATTCAGTTGGTTTTTACCGTCTTCTATGCAGGGGCCAAGACGGCCCTCCTCGACCGGCTCATGACCGATGTCCATGACATTCAGCGCAAGCTCGAATCCCGATGAGACTTTTCCTTTTGTCAATTTTGGGATTGATGACCGGATGTGCCGCCCAGCACAAAGCGCCAACGGTTTTCACGCCTCCAGCAGTCTCCGGGGTGGCCGCGCCGGTTCAACGCACCCGCGTCGAAGTCACAACGGCCGTGGCCGACTTAGACAAACTTGCACCCCATGTCACCGAAGCTGGCCGCGCGCAGCTTGTGGCGCTTAAGGAATCTCTCAAATCGGCACAATCTGCCAGTGTGGAGGCCCAGGAAGGACTCATCATCTACGCCACTCAGGTTGATGCACAAACACGCGCCCTCAATGAGGCCATCTCGGATCGAAACAAAGCCATTGGTCTTGCCGAACAATACCATGCGCAAGCTCACAACAATGCTCAGGAACGTGACGTGATCCTGATTTTGTTTGCGGTGATCGCGTCATTTTGGATTGGCACCCTGTTTGCAGGAGAAATTTTGCGCAATTTTCCAGCGCCTTGGTCATTTGTTGCGGCCGGTCTTCTCTATGTGGCTGTTGCCATCGGGGCTTACGCTCTGGGGCGACTTATCCTTCATGCGGCATCCCGCTTAATCCCATGACGGACTGGCTCAAAAAAGTGTTTTCTGAAAGTAATGGCACCCCAAGCAGTGTGCGCATTTTGCTTGGGCTGGCCGTCTTCTGTGCGGTGACCTCCGTCATTTACGTCCTGATATCCCATTCCATGACCGGAAAAGTCATCGACCTGCCCCCGGGGATGGTTTCAGTCATCAACTGGACTGTTTCTGTCCTGGCTGGAGCCAAAGCGGCTTCCAAGTTCGGTGAAAACTCAACCATTGAGCGCTCATGACGATCACCGACATCATGGCCTCGGCCGCCAGCCAAACCGGATCTTTTCGAAAAGCTCTCAAAATAGTGCTGATGGAAGAGTGCGAGTTTCAACACGATGGGGAAACGATCCGACTCGAGAAAGTGCCGTTCGACTCCGGGGGAATCACCTTTGCCGGAATCGATCGCGCCAGTCACCCGGAGTTTCCGTTTGATCACCCGCAGCCCTATCACGTCTGGCAAACCTACTTGGACAACTATTACCGCCCGCTACGTTGCTCAGAAATGCCAGCATCCCTTGGCATCCTCGTATTTTGCCAAGGAGTCAACCAAGGGGTTGGAACGGCTGGCCATCTTTTGCAGTTTGCGCTCAATGATTGCGGCTGCCACCTCACCGTCGACGGCAAAATTGGAGAACAATCCCTCAAGGCGATTTGGGCTCAACCCGACACAACGGCACTTGGCATGGCATTCCTAGCCAAGTCCAAGAAACACTACGACGAAATCGTTGAGAAAAACCCATCACAAGAACGCTTTTACAATGGGTGGATTGCGCGCATTGATGGTCTGAAGCGGTATGTTTTGAACGCATGAAACAGATTGAACAGCGCGACATTATGTATGCTGCCGTAGGCTCCAATCAGCTCGGGGACATACTGGACCTTTCGGACAAATCTCTAACGTTTCCTCCCTCAATTACAACAGATGTGGCTGGAAATGTGATTGGAAACGTAACGGGGGATCTTACGAGCAATAATGGTTACGGCAACAGCCTGACCAATGCGGCTGTTGTACTAAAGGCTACAGGAGGGGCTATCGTTATTGATAATAGCGGACAAAAAAGGATTTCCTGGAATGATGGCGGAGGAAATTTCAACATACGATCTGGCAACTACCATGATGGCGCAACGGGGGTCGTCTACGCCAAGGGCTCTTTTGATACTAATGGTGGCGCTGCCACCATCACGCTTGCATCCGATGCCGTCGATGGCGCTATCATCTTAGCGACTGCTCCAATCGGCACGCCGGGATCAACGTTCTCCTACACGAGCTCGCTCACGCTCGATAAGTCAAACCTCACGCTTCAAGGTTCTTTTGGTATTGGGGTAACACCTAGTTACAAGCTCCAGCTTTCAACGGACTCCGCAGCAAAGCCTTCCACCAATACCTGGACGATTGCATCGGATGCCCGCGTGAAAGAGAATGTACGTCCATACACAAAGGGTCTTGACGCCATTGCAGCCATTCGGCCGGTCATGTACGACTACAATGGAAAGGCGGGATTTGACAAAATCGCGGATAATATCGGTGTCATAGCGCAAGAGATCCAAGGAATCGTCCCAGAAGGCGTTTCCTCTTACCAAGTGATGTTAAACCCTGATGATGACGGCCTCACAGAGCTATTTAATTTTAACAGCCACTCGCTCACCTACATCCTGATCAATGCGGTAAAGGAGCTCAAAGCAATCGTCGAATCTCAGGCCACCGAGATCACTTCCCTACGCCAAAGTTCCGTTTCTGGTAGTTCCTCCACACTTATTGCGTCCTAACCATTCCCATGCCCGCCCAACTTGCTTCACCGGTCGTACGAGACGGCGACACGGCTTTTATCGGACTTCAGTCCCGAAGAAATCCCATTACAATCAAAGAGGGCTATCTCCAGCTTTCACAAAATATGCGGCTGGATCGCGGAATAGCCCAGACCCGCAAAGGAGCCATGCGGCTTGCTTCGGGAATTTCTGTAGGGTCGACTGCAGTGACTGTTCCCTTTGTGCTACACGGCGGAGACCCCGTCACTTCTATCACGCAATCGGGCAATGTGGCCACCGTCACTACCTCTTCAAATCATGGCCTTGGATCAGTCAATAGCCAATTTTATGTTGAAATCGCTGGCGTCACCGGAGCCACGGCCAGCGCCTACAATGGGAAATTCACGGTAACCGTCACTGGAAATAATACATTCACCTATCCGGTCACTGGGTCCCCCGCTACCAACCCTCCTGGAACCATCACTTGGGCATGGCCGGTCCTGCTCACCAATTACTCAGGAGGCATTTTTGGTGCCGGTGTCTACTCATCGCCACGCTACGACTATTCCAACGAGTATATCGTGCTCTGTGGTCCAAGCAGCGCCTACCTCTATCGGCAGGGATCCTCGCTACTGACCCTCTCCTATCCGGTCTCACCGATCACCGAGCAAATCCTACCGGGCGATATCGTCAATACCATGCAAGCTTTTGATCGTCTTTTCCTTTTCCGATGGCGGTCCTCCGAGCTAATGCAGAAGGTGGCTTCAATCACCCAGGCCAGTGGTACGGCAACGGTGACGACCGCTGCGGCCCATGGATTTGCCACCGGAGAGGTGGTGCGACTTTCCGGTAGCGATCAAGCGGGGTATAACCTCGATGCCCTTATTGCCACCGTTCCTTCGGCCACGACATTCACGGTGTCAGTACCAGTAGGAACTGCTGCCAACACCTCCACCTCGCTTTTTGCCCAACGGGTCTGCTGTCCTCTTGTCTGGAATGGGTCAACGTCTGGCTTTGCGGGTTCTTTCTCAAGGGTCTCTACTGGAACCTCCCCGCTCGGCCCGTCCTACTCCCGAATGGTCTCCCCAACTAACGGAATCGCGGCCTACTACAACAACCAAGTCGTACTTTGTAACGGCCGTGACACGCTCCTTGTCTCCGACGTACTCGATCCGGATACCTACGACCCCATGCTCAAGGGGTTTCGCACCAACACGGGATCCAATGATTACCTTGTTGCGCTTCACCCGTACGCGGATCGGCAGATTGTTGCATTTCTCAGAAAGTCGATCTACTTGGCCAAACTTGTGATTGCGGCTGATGGGGTATCTGTGGATCCAAACAATAGCCGACTGGAGCTCTTGACAAGTGAAGTCGGGTGCTCGGCTCGAATGACTATTGCCACCGCCGGAAACTACATTTACTTCCTCGCCGATCAGGGCCTCTATCGCCTCGATAACTCGCAGATCGATTTGGCGCTGCGCGGCAATACACTTCCACTATCCGAGCCGGTCGCCGATCTTTTTGCATCAATCAATCAGGACGCAGTTGCAACGGCGAATGCCGTATATTTTTGCAACCGTTATTACCTTGCCGTCCCAACGGGTAATGCTACGACTCCGAATACCCTAATCATCTACAACCAGCTCAATGAATCCTGGGAAAGCGTGGATACTAATTTGCCAGCCCTCGACCGTCTCGTGGTCAGCGACTATGGAACGAGCCGAAGACTCTTTGCGGCATCAACCTCGGGCGCTCTTTTCCTACTAGAGGAATATGATTCGTCCAATGACGATACCGGGGCGGGAACCGCGCAGGCATCTGTCAACGGGGTCATCACGACCCGCAGATATTTTTATGGCCAGCTTTCCCGCAAGCGCCTGGGTAATGTGGCTGTATCCACATACCTCCCATCAGACAGCTCTGTCGATGTGGCAGCCGTCACGACGGACCCGGACAACACGACCCACATTGCCACGGTCACCAATCCTGATGATGACAACGATTTCACAATCAGGGCGCCGATCCGCAGGCCCGGCACTTACCTAGACCTAACCATTACCACTAGCGGCGGGCGTCCAACAATCCGTGCTGTATCGGCCGACGCCACCCTCCCCGCTGATACCAGCAGATTGGCCCGTACCGAGTCATAGGAAACTACTTAAGGGCCACCCAACCAGAAACTACTCTCTCCTCATGGGTACCCGACCACTATTTAGACTTTCCTAAGCATGGCAACCGTCACCTCTGGATATACCTTTGTTAATAACGATACGGTAACTCCGGCCAAACTAAACAGCCTGGCAGGCAGCGCGACTGTCACTCAGATCGTGAATTCCGACATCAATTCTGCGGCTGCCATAGCAGATACCAAGCTGGCCACAATCTCGACGGCAGGAAAAGTTAGCGGTACAGCCATCACCTCTGGAAACATTTCTACCTCTGGAAACATTTCTACCTCTGGAAACATTTCTGCTTCTGGAAACATTTCCACCAGCGGCTACATCACCGCTGCATCGCTCTCCGGTGGTGCACTGGCTCAAGTCGCGCAATACGCCCTTGTTTTAGGTTAATCTTTTACACTCATGAAATCCGTCCTTACATCCTCCGCCTCGCCGACCTTCACTCCAGGTGCTGCAAATGCTGGAACGCTCAACTTTGCCTCGGCCGTCTCTTCCTACGGTTTCCAGTTCGGCAGACTGCTCGGAATCATTAACCTGACTCAGAACAACATCATTTACACGGCTGGAGTCAGCGGGTATGGAGGAACATGGAACAGCGGAACAAGCGTCCTGACATTGGCTCAATCCACGATCGGGATGAATTCTTCCGATGTCCTCGAAGTCATCTGGGATGATCCGTCGCCAGAGATTCAGATTGTCCCACCGTCATTAACTACGCCATCATGTCTCTCTTTTCAGCTAATATCTGCAGCAGGGACTAATGCTACAGTTGTTAAAGCATCCCCTGGGATTATTAATGCTATATACTTTTCCGGTGCCACCGGTGGCAGTCAGTTTTTGAAGTTTTATGATACGGCGACCGCACCTATTGTTGGAACAACTACTGTAAAGCTGACATTTGCCGCTGTCACAAACGGTGCCAACTATAATGGAATGGTCTCGGTCTTTGTTCCTCCTCATGGAATAAAGTTTTCAAATGGCATTTCAATTGCAATCACTGGTGCAATTGCAAATTCGGACACGACTGCAATCACAGCTAACACCTGCGTGGTCAACGTTCTATACGTTTAAATGTTTGCATGGGAAATTGCATACCAATGGCAACAGGAAAATTCTATAACTCCATTTGAAGAAATTCTTGGGTGGCATTTTTCGTCTGGTATTGTCCATTCAACCCCTTCGGTTTTTATATTGGCCCACGAGGTGACGTGGGATGCGTGTTCTAGGAAAATAATAAAAGGAACTCCCAATGCTTGGTTTGTCGAATTAGCGGCGTCGGCGTGCCACGCAACAGCGGTTCATGAATTTTTTAAAATCGCGCCTCACCCCCATCAATGGGCCCTCTGGTGCAGACAATCCCAAGGCCGAAAACATGACATCCATGATTACCGATGGGAAAAACTGGCAAAGCGGTTAAGGTTGCATCCCGCTTAAGGTTGCTACTTCGCCGCTTTATTATTTGTTTCTATGGGAGGATCATCAGGAGGAAAACAACCGGTTCCGCAGCCAGCTCAGCCGCTTGACTACGGTCAACTTATGGCTGCCGCCTCTGCTCAGGCAAGGGCATCGGTCGATCAGCAATTTGCTGACCAGGTCAAATATTATCCCCAGATGGAATCGCTCCAACTGGGAACAGTTGGAAAAATTGGAAGCAATCTTAATAACGATTACACAAAGCAGGCCAAAGGGATCATTGACCAGACTTTACAACAGGGTGCTACCCAACTTGCCGATACTGGAAACCGGATTAATGCTTTAGGAGATCTCTCCGGCGCCATGGCTGCACAAGCTCAACAGCGTGCGCTTGGTGGCCCAACATCGATTGAGCAAGGCCTGTACGATCGTGCCAACTCGGATCTTGCCCTTGGTAGCCAGCTTAGCCCGGAGGAAGAGCGCATGGCATCTCAGCAGGCCACCGCCGCATGGGCCTCCCGTGGCCTTGGTACTGGTGCCTCAGCCGGTGCTGCTGACCTTCTTAATCGCTACCAATACGGACAGGCCCGACTCCAACAACGTCTCGGGAATGCACAGGCAGCCAACCAAACCATGGAACAAGGCATCCAAGGCCGCCAAACAACGGCACAGGGCCTTCTTGGAAACACGGCCAACCTCTATGGTCAAGCCGGTGGCGCTTATCAGAATGCAGCCTCCCTTGGTTTTGGTGGGGCCAATGCCCTAGTCAATCTAGATCCTTACCAGCGGGCTCTTGGAACCGGCGTCCAACTTGGTAGCGGCATCTTGGCAAACAACGGACAGATGATTGGCAATGCCTACAACCAAGCCCAGCAGATGGCCGGAAACGTGGCGTCATTTAACGCCAATATGCTGGATACTCGGTACAATTCGGCACTCAACAATAATGCGGCCATTTCTGGTGCCAATAGTGCTGCCAATGGGCAGATGCTGGGTGCAGGCATAGGTGCTATTGGATCGATCGGAATGGGTGCGGCCATTGCCATCTAGTGTTTGAATTGATCCAACGGTCTGTTGATCGGATCAAATGCTGGCACACGCGCTGGCCTAAATCGGCTATCTTGTGGAGCGGTGGCAAAGATAGCACGGCCCTTTTGCACCTTTTAAAATACTACGCGCATCTCGACCTTCCGGTCGTGCAATACCGTGAACCAAAATTCCGCGAACGCTACGAATACTCTGACCGCCTGATCAAGGAATGGAACCTTGAGGTCTACGAGTACCCGGCTGCACGCCATGCCCTAGCCGACGGGCCCGATGTGATTACCGGGGAAATGCGCTTTGACCTGCTGAAATTCCAACAATGGGGCGAGCGCAGCCTGATCCTTTCCCTGGGCACAGAGCGACCAAAGGGAGAAGAAAAGTATCTTTGCGGCGTGGATTTTCTAGAACGCCCCACGGGTACGTTTAATTGGCCATGGGAAGCGGTCTACCTCGGCACCAAGGGAATTGACTCCGATCCGATCAAAGGGGATGTGCCACTTGCCATCGATGTCCGCCATGCACCCGGTTCTCCCTGGGGACTCTACCCGCTGCGCGATTGGAACGATGCCGACATTTACAATTACCTCGAGCGTCACGAGGTCATGCCGGATCCCAACCGCTACGAGAAAATCGATGGGGTCTGGGGGCACAAGGCCGACAAGTCCATGAATGCCGATTACATTCCGACGTGCCTGAATTGCGTCGACCGCCATGCGGGACCCTATGTGGAATGCCCAAAGTTCAAATCCACGGTAAGCAATATCTCCCACCTGGCAACCTACGAGGACGTGGTCTTCCCGGATCTCGGATTTCGTCCTGTGTGGAAGGAATCGAATTAAGGGTGGCGTTTAAGAAAGGTATTCTCTTTGCATGTTCGGCTACGCACCTCAAGTCACCGATCGCTCCGGCGAACTCCAAGCCGCCGGTCAACTCAAAGGCGCCGAGGGCATCGCCTCCGGCATTCAATCCGTTGGCCAAAGTATTGGTGGTGCATTAGAGACGATGGGCAAATACAAGATGGCCGCCGATCAAGCGGATGCCACGGCTGGGATTGCTCAAAAGATGGGTTTGTTTAATTCCCAAAATGATCCCGATGGCAGTCAGGCGCTGGCCATGATTAAAGCAACACCCTGGCAGCAAAAAGTTTCCCTTGGTCCATCACTTGTTCAACTGGCAGGACAGCAAGCCATGATGGGTTACCACAATGCCATGCTTGGAATATCTCAACAAAAAGCTGATCAAGCGGGCGCAAATTCTGCAACAAAGAACGAGCCGGTTTCTTTGTATTAATCCATGACCAACGAGGAACTTGCTCAGCTTGGATATCGTCCCAGCATGGGGTCAGCTGACCTCAATGCCGCGCAAGCATCGGTATCGCCGCAGGATCTTCAGCAATTTTATGCCGCAGCAGGAAATGCCGTTTTCCCAGAAATGGCTGTTCCGGGACCGCGTCCTCAATTTGATCCGGCCTTATTGACGCAGCTTATGGGAACTGCTCCCTCTGCCGCCACGGAAAGTGATCAAGCGCTACCGCAAAGTGATCCCAACAACATTACTTCTAGTCTTTTTCAAGTTGCTGACTCTCCCGATGGAGGAACTTTGATTTTGCCACCAAATTCTGGCGCTGCAAATACCTATGGTGGAACACCCGTTCCAGAAATTTCATCGACCGCATCTCAACCTCAGCAATCGGAATCCCGCGCTCAGCCACAAAATGCCACACCAAATCAAAATGTGGCAACGAAACTTGGATTTCCTCAGTTTTCTGATTGGGCTAAAGCTTCGGGTCTTCCCCGGCAAGTCATGCCGGAAGAAAGGAAAATTATTTTAGAAAAATACTTGGATCAGCAAAAAGATTTCATGGCCCGTCAGGACCCTGAAAAAATTCTCAAGCTCCAGCAGATGCAGCATGACATTTCATCTCAGGGCATGAAAGACCAGAACCTGCAAGCGCAGACCGCTGAATCACAATCCAAAGTCATTTCGGGTGAATTAGCAAAGCAGCAAGCTCTCGATACGGTCAGTAACCAGATCGCCGATTTGGAAACTCAGCGCGATAACCTCATGACAGTTGCGCGGCATCCGGAACTCAATGCAATGACTGGGGTTGCCGGTCAATACAACCCCGGGCTCACCGGATCCCAGCGCGATTTGAAAGCCCGATTGGAACAAATTGGAGGCCAACAACTCATCGGTGGAATCAATAAAATAAAAGATGAGGCGGCCAATCCCAACGGAACGCTTGGCCTTCGAATTACACAGCAAGAAGCCTTGGCCGTCAAAAATGCCGTCCAGCGCCTGCAACGCTATCAAGACCCAACGACGTTTTCGAATTCCGCCATGGAGGCCGCTCAATTCTTAGACAAGGGAATCGCCGCAAAACGTGCGCAACTGAGCCGGATGCCTTCGGTCAACCAGGACCTTTTAAAGCAATTTTCCTATACCCCAAACGGGACGGCTTCCGCAGCGCAGGAGCCAGCGACGACGCAAACACCGGTTGCCACCATGATCAAGACGATCCCAGGCAAAGGAACATTTCAATCGCTCGGAAACGGTCAATGGAAACAGATTCAGTAAAGTCATGGCCATCGGCGACATCGTCAGCGATGCGGATTTAAGCGCCATGGCTCCGGAGGGAACGCCCCTTCCGCAACCGTCTTCATTGCAAAATCAAAGTGCAATCTTCAGCGATGCCGATCTTGCTGCCATGGAAGATCAATCACAAGCGGCAAGCCAGCTCAATCAAGCCGCAGCGGCCACCCTATCGGAATCGCCCCTAACAGGACCCGCGTCGCCATCCCCTTTTACACCATCCGGCATCGGTCCCACCCAACCAAAAACGTATTCCGGAACCGATCTCGACAAACTAGAAGCAGATTCCCTCAACGACCCGTCCATTGATTTGACCCGTGATCAGTGGGACTCAGCCATGGCAGCCCGCAAGCGGGTGGGTGGCAGTTTCGTCGGATCGGCGCTGGGCAACATTTCCGGTGGGATCGGTGGCCTAATCCAAACCACTTACGGCGGAATTAAAGATTTGATGAACTATCCCCAATACAATGGGGACTTTTCCGATACGGCCCAAAAAACGCTTGAACATGAAACCGGTGTGGCCAATTCGTGGCTCCAAGGTGTCCGCAATGCTGGAATGCAGACCATGCTTGGTATCCAGCAAATCAAACAGGGATTTGCTGGACTCAAAGATGGCTCGGCCGATGCGGGTCTGGTCGATGCCACCCCCGAGCAACTCAAGGTCGGTGCCGATGCAGGCTACTCAAATTATCTCGACAATAATTCGTTCAAACGGGAAATCGAACATCCGACAGTTACTTCAGTTCCTCAAATTGTTTCGATGGCTGCGCCTGATGACGCTACGGGTCAACCCGTTCAGCAGGCTTTGGCTGCTTCCTTTAACAATCCGGCCACCGCTCCGCTTAAGGATCTTACCGATCTTTCGGCTATGGTCGCAGCGCCCGAAAACCAAATCGCAGGGGCCGCCGGTGCTTTGATCTCAAAAGTTCCAATTGGAAACATGGTCAAATATGCTTCCGGACGCGTTTTGCAGGGTCTTGGAAACACAACGATTGTGGCCAATGATGCCCTAGATTCCATTGCCAAAGCCGCAATTGATCGAGTGAACTCGGTAATTCCTTCCGTTCAAATCGGAAATAAAATTTACGATGGATCGGAATTGGTAGGAAAAGCGGCGCTGGGTGGTGCCGGGTTGATGGGGTGGAGCAATTATCACAACGAAGATGAGGCCAATCCCTTGTGGGGTGCCATGAAGCCAGTCCTCGGATACCTGGCACTGCGCAAAGGGGCTGCCGTCATCCGAACGGTAGGCCAGGGTGCTCAGGTCGCCGGAACCATTCTTAGGGAAGCTTCCGATGTCATGGGGCCTCTCCGTCAGGATGCTCTGGGTGCCATCGCGGTCAATCCGTCCATACCCGCAACCTATCGTGCAGCAGCCGGGGATGCCGTCGCCACGGGTGGAACGGGTGCCATCGACTCGACTCCATCCCGGATTGCCAATTCGGAATCCTACCCAGGGTGGATTCGCCGCATCGCCGCCAAAGCCAACAATCCAATCCTAACCGCAACATCTCGTGCCGTCGGATCTGCCGTGGAAGGAGGAATTGCTGGGGCGCTATCCATGATACCACTTACAATTGGTCAGGATGAACAATCCGCTGGTGCCAATGTCGGAGCAGGTTTTGGATTTGGTGTTGCCGGAGGATTGGCATCCCGTGTCTTGGGAAGTTCAGCCCGGCAACGCAATCAAGATGTCGCACGTTTTCTGGCAGACACGCAACTGGCTGGGGGAGATGTCACTAAAGTGGCCCAGCTCCCCGGCGCCAGACTTCAAAATCTTGCTGCAATCCAAGGTTTGCTTTCCCTTAAAGGAACCGAAATCATCGCTTTAGATAACAAACCAACGATCGATCCGGCCACCGGTCAAGTCATAGAGCAGGGGGCTTTTGACAAACGCGTAGGGGAAACTTTAGCCAATCAACCCGGAATTGCCCCTGCCGATACTATTCCCCTCGATGGAACCGACTTCTCGGCCAATGTTGCAGCTTTAGGTGGTCGTGGTGCTGCAGGGTGGTTTGTCGATGCAACGCCAGGACAACGTGCCCGGGTTTTCATTAATCTCGATGCAGAACACCCGGCAGATATTCATGAAGGTCTGGGTCATGCGATCCTAGCATCTAATGTCATGGATGGAGCCCAGCGCTCTGATGCCCGAAACTTCATCCAACAACTCTATGGCGATGCCGGAATCGAAGCTCGTGCTAGAGAATATGCTCAAAGACAGGTTGAGGCCGAAGAGGCCTCGCTCCGCCAACGTGCCGCTGCAGCAGGTCAACCGATTCCAACTTTTGCCCCCCTAGCGGAACGCATCGACAACAGAGTCCAGAATCTTTCGGACAATGGCATGGCTGCCGGGGATGAGCATCCTCTCGATTGGGCAAGGGATGAGGTTTTTGCCGAGCACATGAACCAAGCGGGTATTGACGTAAACTCAATCCGCAAGGGCCTCCCTGCCAATGTCGATTCGGACGCGGCAACCCGCTCCATCCTTGTCCATAATGCCCGTTCGCTCGCGGCCCAGGGTGTCTCCATCGATCCTCAGACCGGCAAAGTGGTCGGTTCTCTTTCTTCCATTTTCCAAGAAAATCCCCTAGTGGGATCCTCTCCGACGCTTTCCAAGCAGTTGGCCCGTTATGTCAGTTCCTACGACGCTTGGCTCAATGGCATCGATCTTGGTTCAAAACGCACGGAGGGTACTCAAATCGCTCCCTCCGGATCACCCTACGACATGGCAAGGTCGAACCTAGTCAACCTGCGGCCAGTCCCGGGTCGCCCTGGAGTTTTTGAGAATGACTTCCTGCGCAATGACAACGGCACGGTCACTTTCAAGTCTCAAGACGAGATCAAGCGCACGGATCAATTAAGGAAA